ATGAAATTTAAAAAATGTCTTCTGCCTGTGGCAATGTTGGCGTCATTCACTCTGGCAGGATGCCAGTCAAATGCTGATGATCATGCCGCCGATGTTTATCAAACCGATCAACTGAATACCAAACAAGAAACTAAAACCGTTAATATTATTTCCATTCTTCCCGCAAAAGTTGCCGTAGACAACTCCCAAAATAAACGAAACGCACAAGCCTTCGGCGCGCTTATTGGTGCAGTCGCTGGCGGTGTAATCGGCCACAACGTGGGGTCTGGCAGCAATTCCGGAACGACGGCAGGTGCAGTTGGCGGCGGAGCTGTTGGCGCGGCAGCGGGTTCTATGGTGAATGATAAAACCTTAGTGGAAGGTGTTTCTCTAACGTATAAGGAAGGCACCAAAGTGTATACCTCCACCCAGGTGGGTAAAGAGTGCCAGTTTACGACAGGTTTAGCCGTTGTTATTACCACGACGTATAACGAAACGCGTATTCAGCCAAATACCAAATGTCCTGAAAAGAGCTAATAATCAGGAGGAGTCATGAAGAAAGTTTTTCTTTGCGCCATCTTAGCCTCCTTAAGCTATCCGGCTATCGCCTCATCATTGCAGGATCAACTCTCTGCTGTCGCAGAAGCGGAACAGCAAGGTAAAAATGAAGAGCAAAGGCAGCATGACGAATGGGTCGCGGAGCGCAACAGGGAAATCCAGCAAGAGAAGCAACGTCGCGCAAACGCCCAGGCCGCGGCTAATAAAAGAGCGGCAACGGCAGCGGCGAATAAGAAAGCTCGTCAGGATAAACTGGACGCCGAAGCCACTGCGGACAAAAAACGCGATCAAAGTTATGAAGATGAGCTGCGCAGTTTAGAGATTCAGAAACAAAAACTGGCGCTGGCGAAAGAAGAAGCCCGCGTTAAGCGAGAAAACGAATTTATCGATCAGGAACTGAAGCACAAAGCTGCGCAAACCGATGTGGTGCAATCTGAAGCTGACGCAAACAGGAATATGACTGAGGGCGGTCGAGATATGATGAAAAGCGTGGGCAAAGCAGAAGAGAACAAATCGGACAGCTGGTTTAATTAATCGATGTAAGTAACTTCAAGCCTATAATTCTTGAAGATAAAAAACCCTCTGTAGTAACAGAGGGTTTTGTTCATTCATAGTGCAGGGATCAAAATCATTCCCACTCAATTATTTACTGGCACCATAACCAATTGAGTGATAACGTTTTTCCAAAGCTCAATTTTCCTCGTACCGTTTTATATACCGTCACCGGAAATCAGTACCATGAAAAATGCCATGCTATCTGGTCAGGGTGTCGTACTGTTTTTCACAGACTCTTCCGGCTTCGGCTGCCCGGTCAGCATACTCTGCCAGTTGTCTGTTTCTCTCGAGAGATTTACTGAGCACGTCGGCAAGCAAAACTCCGGTGTCTGCGGCTGACGTCCCAGCGCCGACAATGGCGTTATACTGCCTGAGCTGCTCACGGATGGCAACGAGCTGTTGCTGCAACCGGCCAGCGCGAGCGGCAGCATCAAGAGCATCATTGCGCGCCTGGTCGATCCTCTGCTGCGCTTCACGTTCATTGATCGATTTCTCCTGTTCGTAGTGCTGACGAACTCTCTCATCTTCGGTTTTGCGGTCTTCTTTCGCCTGTGCATACCCAGCGTCGTACTGACGACTGCCGTGCACATTCCAGGCAACAACTCCTGATATGACCAGAACAGCAAGCACCGCCATGATAATCAACTGTTTACGGTATGCTTTTACGAATGACCAGATCATACAGCCAGCACCTTACTGGCAGTGACGTACCGCGCGCGCCGGTCGTCGATGCCATTCCTGCCACCATTGATAATCAGAGTTACACGTGCAATATCACCGGTATACTTCATGCAGCCTTTGCTGGCAAAAAACCACGCCGCGCTACGAGCCGCGTATTCGTCCTGCGCCAACAGTTCAGGATTCTCCAGCAGGTCCACTTTCAGGCCGTTTCCGCAATCACGATAGTTATTCAAACCGGTAATCTGGATAAGTCCGCGGCCACGGTAATTCCAGCCATCGCCGGGGGCATTGTTCCCCATGCGTTTGCTGTACACCAGATTGGCAATCGCTCTCTGGCGCTCAAGTGGCAATGGTGGTTCGCCTGCGCGTCGCCCCAATGCGTTGGCCTGTCCCTGAGTGAGACGCCCAGCCCGAACAAAGTTAGCCAGTCCGCTGACGCTGTAGTTGAAATTCTCCTGCAACCGGGTGAAGCCCCCAGACTCATGCCCGACCTGAGCAATAAACATTGCCTGATCTTCTGCTTTGCTGATACCAAACTCTTTCATCGCAGAAGTTATATGCGAGAACCAGCGTGCGGCCAGCGACTCGCTAATACCAGCAGCTCGCTGGAATTGTTTAATCTCCATGTTTAGACCTCGATATTTTGAAAATCTGAACAACGTTACCGCGTGTTTTAATAACCGCGGCAAGCATGACAGCGTTGATAATGACCTCAGATAAATCCACAGCCATTGGCGTGCGTAACCAGATTGCATAGACGACACGAACAGGAATACTGGCCGCAGCAACAATAAGGAAATAAGCAAGCCACCCTCCCCATCTTCGATGTTGAGAGCCGTTACGCCGGAATGTGACAACGCGAATTGCTATGCCAGTACAAATAACTGCATTGGTGATAAGCAAAAAAAACTCATGCGTTACCATCGTCTTTTCTCCCCGGAATTAACTCGCGTGGATTATCGGAACGGTGATAGAGCCATATACCAATACGCACAGCAACAATTGCTGACACGAATGCGCCAGCTGAGAAAACAATCCCTTTTTCAAAAGAGTCCTGCGTGATGGTAGGGATCAGGCTGGCTATGCCGATAAGAATTGATGCTGCTGGTTTATAAAAAAGAAGGCCGCAGAGAAAGCTAAGCATCGACAAGAGTACACGACGACGAATAGGATACTCTACCGCAGAGGTAACAAAAATTACCGCCCCAGCCAAAGCCCCCAAAGCAACCTCAGGAGGAACTCCTGCTATCACCGCCGCCAGAGAACTCATGCTAAGCCACTGATTTAAAGTTTCACTGGTTAGTTGAGCTGACATGTTTTCCACCGTTTATATGCATAACTACCTCCTGAATAGTAAAGGCATTACGCATGATAAACCATTTATGGTTTTTTGTTACCCATGCATTGTCAATCCCCTTCCTTTCATGTCGATAATAAGGCTTGCCTTTTACATAACTCTGAAGAGATTGCAGTACAGAAATGATTCAAAATATAGAGGATTAGTTGAATTCCGCACCATCAAATGGCGCGGTAGCAGTCAAATAGAGAAATAAACACAAAAACAAACAGTAACAGGAACAACAAAGTCAAACAGGCTTCCAACATCCCATACGCGCGGATCAAAACCTCCCCACCACGGCATGTTGATACGTTTCCCTTTCCCAAACTTTTCTATCCAGCGATATTCTGCCTGGGTGTGTTCACGCGCAATGAAGAACGTACAACCGGCTATCGCACCGTAAGCCCAGTTTCCGGTAAAAAGACTGACCAGAACTTGTGCGACAACAGCGCAAAGTGCGTGAAGAATTGGTGTTATATCAACATCTATATTCATCATAAATAACCTCATTCCATTTTCACAAATAAGCCGCCAACAAGAAGACGGCATTAACATTAAAATAATTATATATGATGCTATTCCTCAATACCTAACCTGCTTGAAACCTCCGGCATAACAGTAACCTGAAGGGTTTTTGATGAATCTGTGTTTTTAATTGCTATGCTGATATTGTCAGAAGTGCTGTTATTGTTTGACACTGTTATAGAGTTTGCATCCACCCCGAGTTTCGAATAAGCATCAGCAAAACTAAGACCAACACTTCCACCAACAACTCTATATGAACCATCAATTCTGAATGACGATATATTGTTATTGCTAACATCTCTAATTAGAACCCATATAGAAACACCCCTGAAAACAAGGCTTGCCCCTGATGGTATTTGAAGTGATACAGTTCCTGTGGAACCGGGGGGGATACTGCCAGTATATTTAGTTCCGTGCAGATATTTCCCCGGTAGATCTAAATACGATGTGTCTGGATGTAATAAATTATGTATATGTCTGCTATCTATGCTTCCAGACAGAACCATAGAATCATTGCCATATTCAATTATCCTTCCACCATCGTTACTTATTGTAAGTAATCCTTTGTTTCCTTTATTATTTCTAACAGTTATATCAGAAGAATCCAGGCGGACAATTGATATATTTTTTTCTGATCCATGACAATAATTTGATGAAATTTCACCTGTAACAAGTGACGTACATAAAATGTCTGAACTTCCATCACTGTCGCCAGTAATAGTGTTGCAGGAAATTAATGCACCATATACCAGGCCTGTTGGAGATTCTCCAAATTGCTCTATAGTAATCCGTTTTGTGGTATTTGCTGATATGGTTATATTATGAACATCGTCAGTTTGCGATGTTACTTTGATCCTTGATGAAACTGTATTTCCAGAAATAGTAACATTACTTGTATCATCCACCCATAAATATGACGAAAACGTATTACATGATATGACTGAGTTACTCACCATTGAGTTCTCAAGCTCACATGAACCATAGCTATTGTTATGGTCATAATTTCCTATAATCCTTACAAATCCATTCTGGTTAATGAAGTTGTATGATGTTGCATTTTGTCCGCCATAAGTTGAGTTATGTGATGTTTCAGCATTTGTAACGCCTATATGTTGAAAATGACCGGCATTTACAGAATCAGGAGCAACTGATGTACACCCTATTACTTTTGTGTTTTTGACAATTCTTGAATTAGGGTCATTCTCCAAATAATAGTTTTTTGCAACAAATGCCGTAGAGTAAAAGAAACCTTCAAATCTATTAAATAAAATCTGAATATCGTCATAATCTCTTTGGTCTTCATTTGCATAGCAATAAAATGCTCTTGAAGACTCGGAGTAATCCTTGCATTTCTGAACGCCAGATAAAAGCGATCGGATTCTGCTAGATTTTATTCTAAATCCGTTGTGAATTAACGTTGCATCACCAACTAATGTTATTGGCTTAAACAATTCAACCTTATCAAAAACAAATTCACCACCATAAAATCCAAGTATAGCCCCTTCTGGTGCTGCATTAATAGCATTTTGAATTGCTACAGTATCATCTGTTATGCCGTCTCCTTTTGCACCAAAATCACGAACACTAATGGTGTCTCTCATCTTATCCTGGAACGTTCGGTACACAGCCCCAGAACCATACTGAATAAACCAACCAAAACCACCAACAACCCCGGCGATTGCAGCATCGACATAATTACGCATTGAGCGATTATTTACAGCATCCTGCTCAAGTGATGGATCTGCAAGGTTAGAAATTCTGTTTTGCTTTGCATCGTAATATTTTGCAAGCAAAGATGGTTTCATCAATGCACGTCTGAACCACCCAAAACATTGCTGGATCAGCATCGTCAGGTAGTCAAAGGCATCTTCATGCACTTCGGGAAAAAACTTTCCCTGATTGCGAAGGTCTGTCTCCTGTACTACATCAAGCACACGATCTATCGTAATTCGCCATCCAGTAGCAAGCGGAGACGGAAGAACCACAGAACCGCCACTATAAGTGCCCGCCCCAGTTACCGTATAACCGGTATCCAGAACCAATTCTGTTACGTTCCCGTTCAGGTCAGACACCTGAACAACCAGGTCTGATTTTCTGAAAATTCGAAAAGTATACGGAAACGATGTCGTAACGCCGTTACCTGTGTATTCGTTGTGGTCAACTTCGGTTGAGACCGTCATGTTAAATCTCCAGATAGTCGCAGCACCCGTTGCGCCGCATATCTGGTTATTCTATTACCTGAAAAACCATATATGGATAGAAAGGCTGTAAATACGAATAGATATTACCTTTCAGGTAATTTGCAAAACGTGCTGGATAGCAAACAAATTATTTGCTACTGTATAAATATACAGTTATTGCATGGAGAAGATTAAGATGCAGCAGTATCACTATCCACTGGAAGACGGATTTACCGAAAGGATTCACACGCCGGGAGGCGTCAGGTCACTGGTGGAGGGATCGCACTTGATGAAATTACTCCGGGATCTCGATAAGGATGGATTTAATGTCGATGGCCCACTTGCCGAACTGACTGCACTGATTAACTACGTCACCAGCTCACAGATGTCTATGCGGGATCTGCAAACACATCTCGACTATTGTGCCGAACAATTACGAAAACAAACCCGGTAAATTTAAAGGCCGCAAGAGCGGCCTATCGTTTCGCTTTGTGCTCGTCCCAGCACGTTTTGCACCATGCCATTAAGCCGTCCGCATTTTGATTATTAGGGTAAAAGCTGGTCCGTTTTCTGCGGACATTACAAATTGGGCACCACTTCATATGGCGTGTATTCTTTGGGCCATCGAGACACCTTGCACACCACTTAGTCAATCCATCTGGATTTTTTGACGATTTCCGGAATTTGTCATATGGAAGGTTTATTCTGCATCGCAAACACTGCTTGCGGCCACTTGAAACTCTGTTAGCTGATTCTTCTTTTGACGGCGATACAGAAGGTATTCTTGCTGGCTCTGATACTGCCTGAGGTGCTTTTTTAGATGACTGAGACGATATGTCATCACCAGGGAATCTTCCATGATATGCCGGACGCGTTGACACTCCAGGTGGAAGCTCAGCTGTAAACGGCTTTGGCTGAATCAGTTGCCTCTCTTTTGCTAACTCCTGCTGTTTATAATATGTCTGGATTACCGCACTATCATAAGCAGGAGGTGCGGAAATATTAGGCGCATTACCTCCAGTTTTTTGAAACTGAGTAGAGGTGTGTTCTATCACCTGTGTACGATTAATCGTTATCTCCCCATCTTCGGTCTTTATCGTTTTGTTATGATTAACGACCGTACGATCAGAGATCTTAGTCTTGTTCTGGTTGATAACGTAAATAATCACCGTAACCACACCAACAACTATCCAGAAAACTTCCATTGCTTTTCCTCACAATAACATTACCTTAAAGGTAATATCTTGCTTTCAGGTGATCAAGCATTAAACGCAACCAACCAAATACGGTTGATTTTAATATTTCTTCGCGTTTATCATTACCTTTGCGGTAAATTTACATCGCACTCCTCTTGTGCCATAGTAATCGGGCACTGGCAAAATCCAGTGCCGGGATTGGCGTCCCGGATTACTAAAAGGCGCATTCACCGCGCAAGCGGTTTTTTTATGCGTATAGCACGGCCACATTCGTATTATGGTGGGCTGTGTGGGGGCACCGAAAGGTGCGCCGGGTCCTTTTAGCCGGTTACGCCAACCCTGCACAGTTCACCACCAACCGATTGGCGTCGGTAGTGGTGATTAACCAGACTAAAAGGTAACCACTATGACAGCTACAAAAAGCACGTCCATTTTTTCTTTCGAATCCCAAGCCGATATACGGGTAATCGTCATTAATGGTGAGCCATGGTTTATCGCTTCAGATGTTTGTCGGGCTATAGGCATAGCAAACCATCGAGATGCTGTTCGAAAACTTGATGATGATGAGAAGGGCGTCGCTTCAACCGACACCCCTGGCGGTGAGCAAGAATCGATCATCATCTCCGAGTCAGGCCTCTACACACTGATCCTCCGCTGCCGCGACGCAGTGACACCAGGCACTATCCCCTACCGCTTTCGCAAATGGGTTACAGGTGAGGTTCTTCCTCAGATCCGCCGCACCGGAAGTTACATTAAAAACTCGCTCCCGCAGGAAGAACGCATAAAGATGGTTGCCGACCAGGTAGCCAACGCCACGGCGTCAGCAGTAATGCAGGCGATGAAGATAGAGAACAAAACCTACAGCGCCCCGCTGAAGCCCGGCTACCGCAGTCTGATTCATTCGCCGTCTGGTGTTCTCGGCCTGACGGAGAACTCATTGCTGATGAATCTGCTGAATCAGTTGCAGGACGACGGGCATGATGTATCGGGCGCGGCGGCGGAACTGACCACCATGTTCTGCTACATCGTCGGTGTGAGCAAATGCCTGCGTGATATCCAGACCCACGCGGAGTACATCAACGACAAGGCAGGGTTCTTCTGACGGGCGGTGGCACAGGGATGTGCCTTTAAATAATTCTGTACAGATTGCAGACTGTGGGTGAATAGCGTACTATTACCTCAAGGGTAAACGGATTGGTTTCATTTTTATTAATCCGTGTAATGAACTTATGAGATATGAGGTAATGTCATGCGAAACGAAAAATTGCAGATGCGTAGAGCGCAAGCTGCCGCAAGACGTTCTTTCAATGGAAGCGTAGAGTACGTAAAAGTTACTATGACAAAAGATCACGCAAGTCGCGTATCCCGCGCTTTCTTTGATTCTCGTAACAATAAGGAAAATTATGAGTTCGTCTGCGTCGCAGAATGATAAAAATCAAATTGTCAGATATAAGGGTCGAGTGTTGCATACGCAAAATTTCTCGGCCCTTTGTGCATCTGATCTTGAGCTGAAGAAAGTATCTGATGCCTTTACCCAGTATTGGAAAACGGGATACCATCCATCTCTTGGTAAAGATGCTGCATTTGCTCGTCCGACAGAAATGCTTAAACTAAATGTCAGGCATACTCATGTCGATAACCAAGACTATATTCCAGAAGATAGTGATAAAAAACACACTGGTAAAAAATCATCTTGGGATGCATGGAAAAATATAGCGTCTGTACAAGTAAAATGCATACCAACAAGTGATTGCTTTTTAGTTTATTCGGTAAATCACAATCGTGATGCGCTGGTTATGTTTTTTGTTGACGCAGATGCTCACAACATAACTGAGCAAGAAGAGTTTAAAGAGGAAGCAATCACTATCAGTTATCAATTCTTTGAGAAAACAAAAACAGAACCAATGCCTTTAGAAGAAGATCTTTTTTCTGATAAATGGAAGGAATAGCCCGCAGCGCGGGCTTTTTTGTGGACGAAACAAAAGTCAGTGCTACACTCATTGACGCCACATTGAGGTGGCTTATAGATGGAAATTTCACAATGAAAAAAGCATTTGCTGCACTGTTCGTTTTATTGTCTCTGGTAGCTTCAACTCAGGCCTTTGCCGGTCGTTGTCAGCACGACAGCGATACTGCTGCTGACGGCTCCCGCTGCGGTGGGCGTTCTGCGGATTCCCGTCCGGGCGGCGGTGGCATTCGTTAAAAACAAGGCCGCGAAAGCGGCCTGTGACATGTCACGATAGTTTCGTTTTGCACATCCCTGTGCCGCCGCCCGTCAGAAGAACCCTGCCTTGTCGTTGATGTACTCCGCGTGGGTCTGGATATCACGCAGGCATTTACTCACACCGACGATGTAGCAGAACATGGTGGTCAGCTCCGCCGCCGCGCCCGATACATCGTGCCCGTCTTCCTGTAACTGGTTCAGCAGATTCATCAGCAGTGAGTTTTCCGTCAGGCCGAGAACACCAGACGGAGAATGAATCAGACTGCGGTAGCCGGGCTTCAATGGGGCACTGTATTCTTTTTTGTCTTCCAGCTTGATCGCCTCCATAATGGCGGGCATGAAGCCTGACAAGACCTTCTCCACTTTTGTTTCTTGTTGTCTTAAACGTTTCTCGCATTCAATGAAGTAGCGTCGTACCTGACGACCTTTTTCGTTACGCTCGACCATCGCCAGCTCTTTGGCTGTATCGAGGGTTAGGTGGTAGTCTTTTGCAGGACGGCCTCTGCCTATTTTTTCCCGAACTTGGGAAATAATCATAAAGTCTTGATTTTCAACGAAGCCATATTCAGCAATTCGTTCGACAATCCACGAAGCAAATCGCTTACCCACATCGAGGAAAGTGTGTAAATCACGGGCATTAACGAGAAGAGCGGTTTCGTTGGATATAGTGCCGTTGAATACGGGGATGAGTTGAGCGTTCATGATGGCGTCTCCACTTAGCGAATTACATCACCACCGCTGAGACCAATCAGATGGTGGTGAACTGAACGGAGTTGGTCTTACCGGCCTAAGTGGTACCGGCGTCCTTTCGGACCCCCATTCAGCCCACCATAATTCTGGCATGACTGTGCTATACGCATAAAAAAACCACGTCTGGCGTGGTATGCGCCACTTAGTAATCCGGGAGACCAATCCCGGCACTGGATTTTGCCAGTGCCTGATTACTATGGCACAAGAGGAATGCGATGTAAATTTACCGCAAAGGTAATGATAGACACAGACAAACATTAAAATCAACCATATTTGGTTAATGCGTGTAAAAGAGCCAGCAGCGAGAAATTGTGCCGCGACGTAAAATAACGAGCATCTGCTGGCTTACAACCAGCGATGTTTCAAATTTGTCACTACTATCAACGTGCCATTCCACGGCGCAGAGCTTTATGTTGTCAATCACAACGGCGAACCGTATACCCCAATGAAACCTATCGTTGAGGGAATGGGGCTAGACTGGAAATCTCAACATAAGAAGATTTCTCAACGCTTCTCGAAGGGTATGGTGGAAATCACCATACCTTCTGCCGGTGGGGTGCAAGCCATGATTTGTATGGCTTTACGAAAATTGGCAGCTTGGTTGAACAGCATCAGCCCTAACAAAGTCCGCCCTGAAATCCGCGACAAGGTAATCCAGTATCAGGAAGAGTGTGACGATGTGCTCTACGAGTACTGGACTAAAGGCCATGTGGTTAACCCACGCAAAGCTAAAAAGGCGTTGCCGGGTAAAATCACTACTGAGCAACAGGAGGTATACACTTAACACTTGATCACATTAGCACAAAACATTACCTTTAAGGTAATGTTATTGTGAGGAAAAGCAATGGAAGTTTTCTTAATCATCGTCGGCATCGTGATTATTAATTTTGTTTTTTTATTTATTGCAAAAAAACAAAAAAGTAACGATATGCATGTTTCTACAACTGATGATCTTACCTTTGTAGAGCATGCACTGAATGTATCAGGATATAAACTCACCCCATACGGAGCTGGTGTATCACTCATGTCTTTAAGTAACGGTTTTTCAAAAGAAGAAACATTTTCACATATAGCTTTGATGGCTCTTTCTCAACACGCCAAAGTCGCAGGTAGTGACGCAATTGAGCTTAGTAAAGTTAGCATTCGTGCGATGTCGATAGCTGAAAACTTAACTAAATTATTCAGGAAAGGTCTTATTCGATCAGAAATATATAAAAATGATTTGAATGCTATCATGGCTGTCAGCACAATTAATGAAAACCAAGAGGATTGGATTTCCATAGTTCTGGAAAGCAATAGCACATCTAACAAGGATACTATTGCTTTGCCGATAAGTGCAGAAGCTTCTTTAGAAGCCATAAACAGCCATTGAAAGAACTCCAATAAATATTGATTAACGCATCACCGGATCCACCTGGTTTATTAGTGGCGCAATCCAGAACAGGTTATTGCCGGGTATCAGGGTTCGGACATTATGCACAATACGATCACCGGCATCACCATTCAACACTCCTGCGGTCACATCAATGATGCTATCCGCAAGACCAAATGACGGTCCGAATAGAGATCCTACGAATCCACGACTGGCATACCTAGACTGTGTGCCAGTGCCAAATAAAGCCCCCAGCCCAACAGCACCACCAGTAGCCTTTTCAGCCATGTTGTTATATTCCATCAATGGCCCAAGAATACCGGATCTATCTATACCCTCAAGCACCAGCTTCTCTGGTGACCAGTCAACATTTTTCCCTTTCGATGCTTCTTTAAGCGCATAGACCAGTGAGCCAAGAGCAATCTGAAATGCAGTGCCATAATAAAATTGCGCAGTTCCTTCCTGTAACCCACCAAGTAGCGCACGGTTGTATGAAGCCGTTGTGAATGATTTAAACTGAAATATCGTTCGCCCCATTGGAGTACTCGCCCATAAAGGTGTGTCACCAATACCGGGGGTGATGATAGTGTTATTAACGTCTTTCAGAACCGCTGACTGGAATACTCCGGCAACGTACTGATCGTCCCATTTATCAAAGTTACCAATGTGCCATCCATCAATTACCTCACCATGTTTCTCGAACTCACTGCGAATACGCGCAGCCATATTGTCGTTGATACCGAGTTTTGCCATGCGACGTGCAGAAAACGCACCAGACAAAATACCGTCTGACGTGAGCATTCCGTTCATGGATTTGTTTATGTCATTAAATCGATCCATGAGTGTCAGCTTGCCGAAGGCATCAGTAATTCGCTCCATTCCTGCTTCGACTGCTGTTGTCCTGGAAGAACTGTCAACAAGATCACCAATTGCACGAGAACGTGAATGTAGTACAGCTTCCAATCCAATCCCCATCTTCAACATCTCTTCTTTGCTGGCCTTAAATGCCGGTGATTGGGATATCTGAGAAGCATAGCCTTTCATGGTGTTACGGAAACCATTAACCATAACCCCTCTGGCCAGATCTGGAATAGCTGATACTGTCATTCCACCGAGTTTGGTCGTGAAGTTCACATCCCGCAGAAAAGCGCCAGCACGAACAAAAAACGAAGACGGATCATCAGGCATACCATATGTACCAACAAGACGATCGCGTAATGCTGTTATGTCTCTGAGATCATTTGCTCTTGATTTTGAAAGTCTGGACTGTTCTTTCCGTAATTCCTTTTCGTACTTTCGCATTAATGAATCGAGTTTACCCTGAGGAACAACTTCACCATTGCTCTCATAACGTGCTTTCAGATTTGCCACACTTTCGTCATATTTCGCCTTTATTTTTTCAGGCACTTCCCGTAACAGACTGTCATATTCGTCCTCAATTAATTGCAGACGCTCAGTCATAGTTCGTTTGCCAAATGTTCTCGTCAACTCAATTTCTGCTGCCGCTTCACGGATATGACGTTGCAGCACGTAATTCACATCACTTTCAAGATAATCCCTGATAAGACTATCAGGAACATTTAATGTTCTTTCTTTCGTACTACCTGCGGCTTTTACAGAAAATACGCTGACAAAATCCTGTGGAACCTTAGCACCAGTAATTTTATTAATTACGATATCCGCTGCAATTTCAGCATCCTCAGGATCCAGTGTTTTATTTCCTCTCGACCACCAGTCAACCAAAATACGTCGAAATTTATCGCGTTCACTGATTATTTTTCCAACTTTATATATGCGTGGGAAATAGCTTGCCTGGCCTAATGCTTTCAGTTCTTCATCTGGCGGCAATAAACCAAGCTTTTGCATTTCAACTTTCACCCGATTTAATACAGTTCGCATCGCCTGCGCCGTTTCCTGAACAACAGGATTAGCATGCACATCACCGCTTCGCATAGCATTCCCAACCTGCTGACGAAATGAATCAAAACTCATGTCACCACCATCAGCTTTATACTTTGCGTATGCCTGTTTATTTCCGACAACAACAGCAGCTTCTTCACGCTGCCATCCACGTGTACGGGTTTCTACAGCTACCGGTGTTTCAATCCCCCTTTCATTTCCTTTAAGGGTGAAATTATTTTCGGCTAACTCCAGCGTTGTTTTTCGCACCGTCTTGGACGGAGACTCCATTAACCTTGTCAAAGGAGTAAGAGAGATCCCTGCTTTCCATGCAGCCTTTCCAACCCACCCACCGGAAACAGGGGTTAAATCATCCAGAGTCGCTGTATCAATTTTCATAGCACCAACACTACCACCATCGGAAAGCGAAGCGGCAGCCCTGTCAGTCGCTGATGTAATGCTCATATTATCAAGAGCATCAGCAACCTCACGTGTGGCTGCAGCCCGGACGGATGGCGAAAGCGCAACACCAGCACTGGCAAACACGCCGCTCATCATCGCACCCGCTGCAACGTGAGCGGCACTTTCACCCCATGAGCGTGTTATTTGCTGATTATTCAGTACAACCTCGCTTAATGCTGTACCGGCAGCACCAATCGCAATCTGTGAGCCAATACGCGCCAGTGCCCCTCCTTGAGCACCGGGAATAAACATTGACGCAACAGTAACCGGATCCATTCCCGCAGCAATACTGGCAAGGGTTCCAACTACGCCAGCATCAGACAATAAACGTCTGTCTTCATTTTCATCATCTATCTGCTGCTTAATCCACGCCGTTTCCTCTGGCGATCGGGAATCTGCAAATTTCGCCCCCCAGTATTCATAACCGTGCAACTCATTTTTATCAGCATATGGGTTATAACCCTCGACCGGTTCAAACTGTCTGGCAGGACGGAAAAAACCAGCCAGAATATTGTTCTGTCGTATTGCTGCGGCAAGCAATGAAGGCTCTTTGGGCCGAGGTTCAGGGTTCTTACCTTCTGGCGGATGCACATCAAAACTCTGTTCATCAGGTTCAGGAATGGCGAAACCAGCAGAAATAAATCCGTTATTGTTTGATTCAGATACAGGATAGAACGGCATTATTTAGATCCCCACGAAAAGTAATCTTTAAATTTGTCCATACGTTCGTTATGCAGGCGCTGATACTGCTCATCCAGAGCGCGATGCTTGTCTTTGAAGTTTCGTATAGCCTGTCCACGCATAATTTCTTCCTGCTCGTGCTGCTCCCGTTCCTGCTGCATTTTCTTATAAGGTTCCCAATCTTCTAGTGATGGCCCCCAGCGCATCTGTCTTCCATGCTTGTCATAAAATAAATCATCCCTCGTAATACCATCTTTATCTTTTGTTCTGATCACAACTGAATAAAGCTTATCTCTCGGAGTTGATAAGTCAGGAACGAGAATCAACTCACCTCCAACCAGTGAGCGTGGCTTATTCAGTCCCAATGCACCAGCCTCAGTTGAAGGTCGGTTAAATGAAGGAGCCGGTTTATGTAAGTCATCGCCATACATGATTTTTTCTTTTTCAGCCTTCCATTGCGCTGCAATCCAGCCTGACGGCCCATATTGATAAAGCGCCTCCGGTGCATATTTCATAAACTGTGCTTCCCCGTTGACCTCGCTGATACTCCAAGTGCGGGCTATCTGCTGGTTGGTCATTTGCTTCGCTACGTCAGCGTTACCACCAGCAAGGCGATAGTTAACGTCATACAGCATCTGATAGTCATTGCGAAAGAGCGCTGCTTCCGGCGTCTGGTCATCCGCAGACGGATCCCAACGGAACCACTGCGCCATATTGCTGACAGCAGAATTGGCTGCGCTGTCACGCTCTTTTTTGTATTCTCTTGTACTCTGAACAGATGAGAGCTGCGCCCTTAGTGCATCTGTCTGGTTGTATGTCTTACTCTGCGCTTCCACAATAGCAGCATCTGAAGACATCCCTGCATCAGTTAGTTGCTTAACAGTCAGATAAAAACCCTGCATATCCTTCGGCATATTTCCAATAGATGCATTGTCTGTTTCATATAACCGACTAAACAGTTCAGCCGCATTTTTAACCACTTCCTGATTGCTGGATCGGGATACTGCTGAAAGCTGCGTGATGACCTGCGAAGGCATTATGCCAGTCTGAGCCACAAGCCGAACAACCCCATCATGAGTGGAGGCATCATTAATACGAAAGTTCTGCGCCATTTCTGTGTAATCAGCAGCTTTCTGCATTGACTTGTTGCTTGGGTCTAATTTCTCACCTATTGTCAGCGCCTCATTAAATCTGCGTGAATCCCGTTGCGCCTGAATTGCTTCATTTGATCTCTGAAGCAATGCAGACAATTTTCCGTAAGCATCGAGTTTTAACGCATAGTGAGGATCGTTAACCTCAGGCTTCACTTTCTGCATTTCTTCTTGCTGCTGAGAAGGAGGCAAATACTGAATTGCCTGGAATATTCTCGCGTTATCAATCGCTATATCCAGTTGATTGATTATTTTATCTGCGTTTTTTCCATACCCCCTGATGATGGTCTCCTGAGCCGGTATATAATCTGGAACCTCACCGTTATATAGCTGGGCCATGGTGTTATTAATAGCTGGCTCAAGCTGTTCTAATATTAACTTCCTTTGCTTTTCTATCTGACTATTAGCAAGGTTATCTATTTGATAAATAGTCAGCGGATCCATTCCAGTTTTATTTTTTCTATATCGGGAAAGCCACCCTTGTGTTTCTGATGGAAGATTTCGGATAAATTCTTCTTCTGATATTTCACCTTTACGTGGATCACCGACTTTGGCGATCAGTTTATCCACGTTACCCATCCCCCAGTTATATGCTGCTCCGGTCAATATTTCTGAGCCGTACTTACCATACAGTTGATTTACATAGTCACTGGCAAGCATTTCATGCTGTTGTTCGTCCGTAGGGTTGTATTCAACGCCACGTTTGGCCGCCAGTTCTTTCCCTGTGCCCGGCATTAACTGGTATTTCCCCTGGGCCCTCTCTCCAGAAGATGTTTTCGGTCCTTCAAGAATACTACCATCAGGATTAAAATGACGATCACCTGATTCAACAAGGCGTATGGCACGCATGTCCATGCCTCCAGAATCATTTTTCTGAAACTGACCATTTAACCATCCTTCCGGATTAGCAGCGGCATAATTCTTCGCCCGCATTTCTGTGGCACTGCGATCATCACTTTCTATTTCTTCCAGAATGCGTTCTTGTGACCATCCCCTGGCTGCTCCATATCTGGCAATGGCTACCATTCTGGAATTTCTGGCTAAAGTGGCAGTTTGCGGGTCATTCCAGGCATCCGCTTCATTTTGTATCCATAATTTTCTCGTTGCCTGATATTGCTCATCTTCATAGGCATTTGTCTGCCCTATCTCATGTCTGAGAACTCCAGTACTGAACTGAATTTTCTGTGTTCTGGCTTGTTGCAAAAACATATTTCTTGCTGCTTCATCAGTCAATGAAGCAGCTATTTCTTCCACATCCTGATCAAATCCAGATATGTACTCTTGCCCCTTACCAATCGCATTTTTGCCTTGTTGTGCATAAAAACCGGTTTGAGGGTTATAAAGACGTTCATTGCTGCGCTGATTAAGCTGAAGGATGGCATCCTGAGACAATGCAACATTCGCTTTCTGCCTGGCTTCACCATATGCCACCGCATACTGATCTGCGACATTCGCCAGCACCTGACCTGCTTGAGGAACATCGAAGATCTGAAAACCACCGGTTTGCACACCACGACTTTGCACCTGGCGTCCGGATGTAGTAGGAACAACAGGCATCAGTAACCTCCTATTTTGAATCGGGAGTCAGAATTCATAAAACCTGAGTTAGATAACATTGGCGTCCCACCACTAGATGTACTTCCTTTAGAGAACGGACTCCACGTCCCACCAAACATCTGGTACGCACCGTATGCCTTCAGAGGCGCAGTGAGTAAAGTTGTTGCTGCTCCCACATTCCCCTGTTTACGGGCTGAACTGGCTTCTGCTTTATAGTTGGCAGCCTGAACCTGATAACCGTAAGCCTCGCGTTGCGCGTTATTCACCGTCGTCAGAGAATCAAGAGCGCCAAACTGGGCAGTGTCGCCAAATATATCCAGCGCGTTACCTGTAGATAAATCAGCGCCGGTAGCCCCCATTGTCGCCGCCTGTGTACCAAGCCGCTGTCGGGTCTCTCTGCGTCGTTGCTCAGCTTCAGCGTTACCTCTGTTTATTGCATCATTTGCCTGAGCTGTGGCTATATCTGCGTTCGCTTCTGCAACCTTCGAGGCATACTTTCCCTGTTGGTACTGGGTGTATGCCTGAATGCCACTCATGGCGAGCATTGCGCCACCAGCAATAACCGGATCGCACATTATTTTCTCTCCATGTGAAATCTGTGGAAATTAAGACCAAGAGCACCATAAGGCGCGGCTTCTTCAAGCCTGAATCCAAGCCAGTGGAGCCATGCTTTGGCAACATGGTTTCGCTCGTCGACGTAGTTTTCCAGGCGCGGATAAACTGCCAGCATCTGCCGCAATACAGGGTGGCAGTGGCGAAGAAATGTCTTCTGATATTTTTCAATACGGCTGGTCCCGACCAGCCAGGGCGTACCATTGCCACCGATCATTGACGCCGGAGATACACCAAACATGGTTACCAGTTCTCCGTTCGCGAACCCTGACCAGGCCATAGTCGCAGTGCGCAGACCAACACGCAGCGCATCTTCGGTAGTCATCAGCGATACCGCATACAGTTCGTCAATATCAGCCTGACGAACATCCGGCAAAATCATCTGAAGATGCTCTTCGGTAGCGGGAATAATTTGAACATCGATCATCAGAATCCCCCAACAGTAAGGCGAGGAATAACGGCAAGAACAGACAGCGGCAACGGGTCAAGCTGACGGATTTTTACACGCCCGTTTTTGCCCCAGTTACTGTCCAGTTTCACTTCTACTTTTCCGGTAGCATCATCAACAGGATCATCGTAGAACTCGAATTCACGCTGTGGATATTCGTACCATTTACCGCCGGGCGTAGTCGCCCAGATGCCGCGACTGGCATTCACAACCAGAGTAACGGACGGGATCACCTGTTTTTTGTCCAGCAGCGTTTCCTGTCCGTTAATGTTGATATCCAGTGTTTCGAATTCAGCAGTTATTGGCAGGCCGATGTGCACAACAGCCCCCGGTGATTCCAGCGTGACGGCACCTCCGGAAACCACTTTTTGTGGTTCCACGTTCGCATCAGAGAGGATGTTTACGGTCTGGCCTTCAAGATGAGACAAGCCGCCAAATGTCCGGCGCGCCATCTGCCAGTTCGTGGTGGCCACATTCCTGAGGGATGGCGGGACGTTCCTGTTAGCACGAACCACTACTGCGGTATTGCTGGTTACAGAAATAATGTCGCAACGTAATTCTTTTGACACTTCATAGCCAGTATCAGGATTAGCTCCGGTATAAGGGAACTGTAGTTGCGCACCAACATCACTACTGGTGAAGTACGCACCACCAGAAACACTGATTGTATATTCCGCGCGGTAATCCCATTCGCCAGAACCACCAGTGATGGTCATCGTTCTGTCAGACGTGTTTCTTCCATCATAGCTAAGGCCAGAATCAACAAAGAAAGCATCTTCATCGCTGGTAAATAAACGGCTGGACAGTCGCTCGATGTATCTCACTGTTTGCCCGTTAACGGTTCGGTTAACGACGAAATACACCGCATCTTCATTTCCTTCGCTGATACTGCATGTGCTTTCATATTTTCCGGTACTGGATTGTGGTGCCCATGCAAAAACCTGCTGATCACGCAAATAGGTCATCACCAGTAATTTACCGTCATCACGAATGCAGAAGGCGCTGGAGTAAGGGACAATAGAGAAGCACCAGTCAACAATGCTGTGCTTCTGAAAAAGATGATTGGCAAGGATGGTCAGGTCGTTCCCCTGATAGCCGTCAACATCGAATGAGTAGGCCAGATCACGGACAACACTGCCTTTCTCCTGGACGAACAGAGCAATATTCGCCACGGCAATTGGTGGGACGTTGCTTGAGCCATTTGATCCCTGAGAGCTGAATGCAAATGATGATGGGGTTAACACTTTGTTCTGGTCGCCGGTGATGACGTACTCACCTCCGGAAGTCAGTGCCACCAGCGAACCGACATCAATCAGGTGGCGGATCTCATTAACCTGACGCCCGGCATAGGTGTAGATAATTCTGTCGTCATCCTGCGTAGGATTGCTTTTGCCAAAATCCTTATAATCCACAGTACGGCTGGCCCAGATAGTCTGAGGGAACGCTGTCGATGCGGCGAAGTAAAGACGTTGTTGATAATAAACAACCGTGCCAGGATAACCGTTAACACTGTTCCAGGCATATTTAGCCCATTTATAGCTGGCATTATCCTCGCCAACGACCTGCGAAGGGATATAGGAAATCACCTCAGCAGTTGCAGTAGTGCCATTTACAGCAGTTATACGGGCAATGCCAAAACCACTGTGCAGATACTCCCACTCAATGCCAGTATCATCATCACCGGATCCGCCCCAGCCATCCCATGATGTGCCTTCTGTATGCGAAGGGCGCAAAGTGCCTGTTTTGCCTGCTGTAACGGCGCGATAGTAGTTACTGTCTGCACGGCGAATATCGCCAATCGACGTACTCTTACTGGTTTCCCATACCGGCACAGAATCCACTGCAGGCTGTTCCAGATAGAACAATTTGCCTACCTGCTCCGCGCCAAAAATAGAGGCGCTTGCCGTTAACGTAATTGTCCCGGTGCTGGCGCTGGCATAAACCGTCACTGACTCATCAATATTGATATCTTCAAATGGCCCGTTCTTCGTTACCACATCAACCAGTTGCCAGTTGTCATGCGCATAGCGGCGCAGCTCTTTCGGCGGGTATGCCGGGTGAACCAGCGTAAGCACGTCGGCGCTTTGCGTGAATTTAATTCGGAACAGATCGGCTTCAGTATATGGCGTGGCAATTTCATAAATAACATTGCTGCTGTTCAGCACCAACGCACCATCTTTGATAACGCGCATGTACTGGTGTCCGAACTCCAGAGCATAAGTCTGAACCGTCGAGAATTGGAACGGGATCAGGCGGCATTTCCGATTTGGGTATTTGGCGGCACCGACAAAACGCGTACCAGGTCGATTCTCAACGCCGCCATACTGCCGCACGATAAAGTTATCGCACTTGCGCAATGCTACCTGGTACTTCGCCATGTCAATACGCCCGTACAACGACGGTCCAATCTCACCACCGGCAAAGCTGGGCTGGATCCAACTGATAGCCATCAGGACAACCTCGCAATGGTAAACTCGTCAACCGGTGGCTGTGGTTCCTGTGATTCATTCTGGCTATGCGAGCCAGCACTAAGAATCACGCGATTGTACATATTGAGGGCAAACGTACCGAGGTCTGCATTCCCAGTCAGCGCCATGTTAATAGCTGCCGCAAGACGCCAGGCCAACGCCTCCATAAAAATGGCATCAAACATGTTCACATCTGTAACGCGAGAGACATACTTGAGCCATGCCTGCGGCTGGTCTGTGTAGATCAACTTTCCTGTTCCGTTGGTGTCTGCACCAACTTCGTACTGAACACGCATTGCTGCTGTTGGATTGCGTACACCAGGAAGCATAATTTCAGTAATGCGCAGACAATCGGACGGGTACTGATACGCATATTCCCAGTCAGGCGGTGGATTGCTCGTATCTGCAAGCGCCACGCGTTTGGTAGCAAAGTTCCAGTCAAAATCAGAAAGCACAGCATCACGGCAGGCCTCAAAGTGCAGCGAACATTCCCCCGCTTCCTTGCTGGCTTCCGTCAGGCTGTTAATGCTGCGGCTATTGCCAATATTGGACAGCGCACGATTGCAGATCTCTACTACAGAGGCCATTACTCACCCCCATTGCCGTACAGAGTTTCAGCCGCTGATTTTTCTACATCCCCGGAAACAGGAGCGATCGCCATATCAGTGATCTGCAGATCGGCGCTGCGATTAACACCATCGTCAGTTTCTCTGGCAGACAGGCCTCGAATAACAGCCTTTGCAGTTATCATCACTTCTGTTCCGACGCCCTGAGGTTGCGCCTTCAGCTTATTCAATGTGTCGTTATTAAGAGTGATGCACAGCCCCCACGGGTATTCATCGCGAGTCCTGGTTTCTCCGCTCTCATCCTGGTAGCTGTCAGTGCCGGTTTTGAGGTTTACGAGTTCCATATACACTCCTGCAATAAAGGGGCCGAAGCCCCTTGTCGGATTCGCGAGGCTTACACGCCCAGTTCTTTACGCTTATCTGCGATCTTCTCGCGGAGCGTTTCGGCTTTGGCGTTATGGTGTGGCTTCTCGTTAAAGAGCAATTCGTACTCTTCACGGAGCTTATCCAGTTCACCATCATCTGACACATCGTTGATGATTTTGGTGCTGGTTGCTGCCATAGACACCTTTCCTGCTACCTTTGCTTTTGCCTGTCTGGCTGCATCGTTAACAGGTTCCAGTGCGCTACCAGGCTCACCTTCGTATTCGATTTCTGCCCCCTCCGGCCACAGTGTGTTATGGATATGAGAGAGGCGCAGAACGCGGTATCTTGGTTTCTCACCTGACATCGATATCACCTTAACCAGTTACTTTTGAGCGGATCGGGTACGGCGTATTGGCATCAACATCCAGACTGATACCCGCAGTGAATTTGCCAGCCGTTAGTGGGCCAGTTGCGACGGAGTAGTTAACACGCAGATATCGCTGAACACCGGCTGGCACCTTTGCAGAAACAACTCGCTTACCTGCTGTCAGGGTGGCCTTTGCCAACGCACCACTATCATAAATAGTGGTCCAAGAGCTGTTATTCTCACTCGTTTGCAACTGGATGTTTACAGTTGCATCACCGCTTGCCGCGGCGGCTGTGTTAACCAGCGCCCAAAATTCAAGCGGGTAACCCACGCCGATATCACGACGTTTTCCGTCAATTGGACCGAGATCGATTACGTCAGTAGAAGCCGCGGTATCAGTTACCGCCTGTGCTTCGGAGAACATCAACAGTTTGTCGGTGATCATCTTCTTTCTCCATTAGTGGGTCTGTTACGACCCACAGGTTAATAACAGGCGTTACACCACGCGGGCTTCTGTTTCCAGAAGCGCATCAGTTTCACGGATTGGTACACCACGGAATGAAGTCCACCACTCGCCTTCAGTCTCTTTTACGCTGATAGCCAGAGATGTTTTCTCCAGAGACTGCAGATCAAGAGCCTGGCCTACAGTGCGGTTCATGTAGAACACCGGGCGGCCCATGCCACGGTTTGGAATGCGATGCAGTGCTTTAACCATCAACTTCGCAATATTTGCGGCAGAGGAAGGTTCTGAAAGATTGCTGACATCGATGTTTGCAATGCGAACAACATAACGCCAGTCACGCAGAGCAAGTCCGTTGTCCCATTTGTAATGGGTACGGTATCCTTCGTACTTGCCGCCATTAGCATCTTCCAGTGTCACCTGGCCTTTATCTTCCATCTGGATGCCAGCCTTCTGCCCTTTCGGGAAGATGCCATGCACGGTGTTTTCGCCCCACACCACTAACCAGATTGAGGTGTTATCTGTACCCGTGCCACCAGCATCAATGATGTTCTGAGCATTACCCGCAGACAGGCTGGAATAGCGGGAGGACAGTCCCATAAACTGCTGAGGGTTAACGCTGGAATCACCATAAAACAACGTCTGCGCCATCTGCTGATTCATCGCTTCAATAAATGCACGGTCTTCAGACAGGCGGAATTCGGCGGTATTACCGTTCAGATCAGCCAGTGACTTATCGACTTCAGCATAGGTTTCCAGCATTCCAACGTAATCGGTGACCTGCACTGTGGTTGATTTGCTTGGCTGTACGCCATAGTTCAGCAAACGCCAAGTGGCTGAAGGTAAACCAGAACGAATGGTGGTTCGGTGTCCGGTAGGAAGGTTCCCTTCGACAAAAGGCATATCCTGAAGGATCGGGTTAGTTTGACCGAGAAGCTCGATAATCTTATCGACTTTCCCGTTTGGATCGACGCGCTTACCCCAGTCAGCCAGCGTTAGCGCAGTTAAGCCTTTAACAGCCATTGTCATTTCCTCTCTTATTTGCCATAGAGCACTTCGGCCGCACTACGCTGGCCTTCATTACCACCGGTGACCATGCCATCTTCAGACATCGCCTTTCCGATTTTCACGAACGTTTTGACCAGATCAGGGTGATTACCCAGCCCGGTGGTGTTCAGATATTCTTTGAGTTCAGGTGTCCCGAACTGGTCAAGCGCACGCTGTGCGGCGCTAAGGTTAGAAATCAACTTGTCGCCACCGATTTCTTTGTCAGCTTTTACATCCGCAGCCCACTGCTCGGTTGTTTTCTGCCAGGCTTCTGCCTGGCGCTGCTGAACACCTGCCAGAATCTTCGGATAAGCATCAACCAGCTTTTGCGCTTGCTCGTTGGTCAGGTTAAGTTCTCGCGCCACCGGCTCGAATTCCGTCAACGCTTCTGTATCCAGCTCTACGCCTTCGGCAGCCTGAAACTCGTACTTCTCAGGCGCACCCTCTGGTTTATCGCCACCCTTTTTTTCATCCTGCTTATCGTTTTCAGGCTTTTTGTCATCAGCAGGTTTATCGCCATCAGCAACAGGTTGTGGCTTATCACCTTCCTGTTGTGATGGATCACCAACTGGAGCAGGGGTATCACCTGCAGGCGCTGACGGTTCTGACGCAGCCGGAGCTGCTCCACCATCGACTGGCTGCTCATTGCAAAGACGGCGATACAGCAAACGCTCAAATAAATTCATGATCACTCCTGTTCACTGGCCTCTTTGGCCATCTTCAAATACTGTTCAGGGCAATGCGCCATAACGCGCTGAAACAGTTCCAGCGCCAGATTGCGTTGCCCCTCATTAAATGCCATTGCCATAGCATCCATCGGAGAGATAGCGGAAAACACACGGCCTTTCTCCAGCACCGACCAGACAACGCGACGCCCCTGTTCACTGCTCATGACAAAGCGAATGTCATCAATTTCACGCTGTGCCATGTCACGTTGCTTACGGGCGTTTTCTTCTTTCAGTTGATCGTCTTCGTAATCTGTCATTGTGATTGCCCACCCTGACCACTAACTGCATTCGCCATAGCTGACAAAACACTCGGATCCGAAGTTTTAGCTTCGCTTAGCGTCTTGGCGCCCTGTGCCGCCGCCATTCCCATCGCCATCATTTGTTGCTGCTGTTGCTGCTGTGCCCGTTGCTGGCGAGCCTGCTCAACCTGTTCCTGCGGAACAATGACGGTTGGAGACACTCCGGACATATCAGCGAATGCATCGATCGCCTGATCAACGTTGAGTTTGTCGAGAGCTTCTGGTTTCGCTTGCGCAAGTTGACCAATGAAGTTAACCGTGGACGCCAGACTGGACAGGCCGATAGACTTCTGCGCCTGAGCCATGACGGAAATGTATTCGACCTTCAGGGGCATACCTTCCATCGCGTCAGGCGGTGGCGGCAGCATGTTTTTACGCACCATCATCGAGAAAGCGCGGTCAATGAGAGGATTAAGACATTCGTCGTTCAGGCGCTCCAGAACCGGCCCCAACATCAGAAGTTTTTCTTCTTTCATTTCGATCACCGCTTCCACAGGCATCGAGCGGGTATTGATGTTCTGCAACATCATGAACAGATCGACAAAGTAGGCGCTGTTAATGATTTGACGAGTGTCCTGAATGTCTGCCACCAAATCTGCTGTACTGGGGTTAACCAGATAAGCAGGCCTGAAACCATCCTGACCAGTAATCTGATCGATATACGTGATGTCGCCAGGAAGAAGGGAGGCACGCTGATTCTTGAGGGAAGTCGGAGCAACCATCGGCGGATTGGTGGCTTTATCAATCAACTGCGACTTGCGCTTCTGGAGAAGCTGCAATGCCTTAACAGGTCCAAGCGCCAGCATACCCGGGCACGATGATCCATAAACATCTTCGCCGTTAACTTCCCAGCGCGGAGCCATAATTGGAAACTCATCGAATCCGGACTCACGCAACAACTTGTCGTTATCGCCGCCAACCTCGTAATAAACCGATTTGAATGGCTTGTTCTTGCTATCCAGCTTCGATGTATCGCGGTCAATGTTCGGGTAAACCGAATGCATCACTTCAATCCACTTCTCGTAGGTGCCGCTTTCCCACATGCTTTTTACAGATTCGCTGACGTTATTTAGCCCGAACTCCTGAACAAGCTGACGAACAGTCATAGAGAACTTGCGAAAACAGGTGTCCACACTGCCACGAGGTGAGTTAGCCAGGTAGTAACTGCCTATCGGGAATGGCATTGTGCGAATGATGTCCTCGTCATCCTCCAGTACCGCCATTGCACCGGTGCTGTATGTGCCGAGGCTTCCGTATAACTGCGGAAGAGACTGGTAGAGATTCGACTTATTGAACATATCGTTCATGCGGTTCTGCACCGCCTCAAGCCACAACTTAACAGGGCCATAATCCATCATTTCAGGATCTGGCGTAGCCAGGCGAAACCACGGACGCGCGGGGCTTGTGATGCCTGACATCATGCCGCTGGCGAGAGTGCGCGCCGCCATAGTCCCGGTCGAATCAATAATACGTGTATTGCGTCGATCGTTACGGTTGACCTCAGAAGTCAGAAAGCGGGAACCACGCGGGTTGATGTAATCACTCAACTCGCGCCAGTGCGGCTCGAACGACTGACGCTCGCTTTCAAGTTGTGCGAACTGTTTGTTCAATCGCTCTTTAGTTGTTTCCGCCATTTCAATGACTCCGGTTACTGACCAAGTAGCGTTTTACCGCTGGTATTAGCGGTTGATGTGTCGCCCTGAGAACCGGTAAGCAGCGTAGAACTACGACCAGCAGCAGCGCGACGGCGACGTGTTTCTTCGTCGCGGGCATCAACAACGGCGGCATCCTGCTCCTGTGGTGCTGCCTGAACTTCTGGTGTTGCAGGCACTGATGGTGAGCTACCCATGCACATATCAATGACTCCGTACGCAATTAAATTATTACCAATTTAACCACATATGATTTATTTATCGTAGATAGTTGACATTTAACGCACAAATTATTACCTTTCAGGTAACCAAAGAGTTCATTCCGGTTACTAACCTGACTGGCTTGTCGTTAAATTGAACGGGTGGAGTGAGCTTTTATTTTGAGCAGTACGGCGTATGGCACATGCTCCGATAGCGGTCTGGATACGTTTAAGGGGCGCCCTCCCTTGCTCGGGCAAACGAACCAGGTAGCCGGAATGTGCAAGTCGAGCGGTTTTATTCCGCGCACGGGGATTCACCATCCCGGCGATTCGGTGTGACGCCTCGGAAGAGACGAGGGTACAACGATGAGAGCATTTATGGAGCCGCGACAAAGTGTGGCGCCTTAACAGGCTAAGTGCTCTCAGCGTTGTGGCATTAGCTCAGCTGGACAGAGCAACCGCCTTCTAAGCGGTTGGTCGCAGGTTCGAATCCTGCATGCCACGCCAGAATCACGCCTAAGGACCGTGATGCCAGAAGTTCCAGGTGCTTGGCGGTGATGGTTTCCCTTGAAGGGCTATCACCGCCCTTTTTACAGCAGGACGCCATTGCGATGACTTCATGCTGTAAACCAGTACAGCCACGGAAGGCATAACTCATTGCTTCCAGTTCGCCCGGTTCGCCGGGCATTTTTTTAAGGTGAGATTATGAGCGAAACATCAACAGTATCTTTCTCCACTGCTTTGCCATCACTCAAAGATGGTAAGCGCATTGCACGTGCCGGATGGAATGGCAAAGGCATGTATCTGCAACTGGTTAAGCCACCGCAATCGGCCACTCCGAACGATTGGCGATTTGACGTTACATGCGGTGACGAGTATACATTTGTACCTGGCGTTAAACTTCTACCGTGGATTGGGATGAAAACTGCTGACGGTTGCTTTGTACCGTGGCTGGCATCTCAAACCGATCTGCTATCTGATGACTGGATTGTAATTCAATAACACCGTGACATGTCACAAACAGCCAGCCTATGAGCTGGCTTTGTTTTATCCTCACCAGAGGATATCAACGACATTATCCCCACCAGCGGATTAAGCATAGGGATCGTAATCTGTAATGGCCTTGCCTTGCTGGTTCTGCTGCCCGGGAATTCGCAGACGCTTCGACACAGGGAACGCAAACGTCAGCAGTAGCGCATCGCCTTTACCAGGAGAACGCCCAAGTCGCTCTTTGATATCTTCCTTCGGTTCGATAACGATTTTACCGTCCACGCGAACTTTGTACTCTGCCGTCGACAGGTCGTCCGCTGTTTCCTGGTCATCCAGCATGCCGCCGAGCCTCAGCCATGTCTTGCATGAGTTGAACATCTCCCCACGCTTGTTGAGCATCTGCGGGTCAGTAGACGCGCCACCGAACGGAACAAGTTGCCATGTACGACCCCAGCCGTCACCGATTGACTTCAAACCGGTTCCGTAACCGAAGTCGATGAACACCGCGTCAGCCTGATACTGGTCTTCAAAGTCAGCGATACGCTTCGCCATAATCAGATCGTCGGTAGTCTTGTTGCCAGTCCACAGCACCTTACTGTGTAGCCCCTGCCGCAGGTATATCACAGCGTCATCAACGCCGGAGTATGCCGGGTCAACGCCGATTATCACCGGAGCATGCGCCACCTGCGCAGCGGTTACCACCCGTTTCATTGCCTCATCAGTAAGACCGGTAGGGATAAACTGCAATTCAGATGCATCAGGGAATATGCCGCGCACACGGATTTTAACGAAGTCGCTGTCTTCCCCGTAGTCATCAACCCATTTCTGCAACTGCTGTTTGTTAGTGCCTTCCACCGTCCGGCTGTCAATCTGCGCAGTTTTCCAGCGGTGTTTATATTTGCGGAAACATTCACGGAATCGCCCGGTATTACGCGTCGGGTTTCCGAACGCCACCCAGATAATCTCAGTGTCTTCGTCAGTTAGCGCACCTTCGGCAACTTCCCACACCAGATCCGCAATGTTCGACGCTTCATCGAATACCACGATGATGCGTTTGCGCTCGTTGTGTAGTCCGGCGAATGCCTCAGTGTTGTGCTCAGACCAGGGGATTGCGTCAGCTCGCCACCGCTTGTCGTGCCCAGGATCATTGCTGTACATCGCGGTAGCGGTACAGGTAAACCAGTCTTTCGTGATAGCAAGGTTCGACCACTTGATAATTTCCGGCCAGGTCTTCGTTCGTAGCTGGTTGTCGGTGTTGGCGGTCACCACGACCTTACAATCCTCGCAAGTGGACATGCCCCAGTTGATCAGCATTGAGATGAATGCGGATTTACCAATACCGTGACCAGAAGCACGTGCCAGCATAAGCGGCTGATATTGCGTCTCTGGATTCTGCAGGTGATCACGTATCTCTCGGAACGCATCGGCCTGCCACTGACGTGGACCGGTGGCATGTGCCAGTTCAGTACCCTCTTCCCCCCACGGGAACGCATAGAGGGCATAGCCAAGCGGATCGTGAGTGAACCCTGCAATATCCTCGATCAACTGCTCTTCAGGAGATAACGCTGTATCTGTCACTGATTACCATCCTGACGTTCTTTGAGTCGCTTCCTGGCTGCCGCTATGCGATCAGCAATTGTCACATTCACATTAACATCCAGGCGTTCTTTGAACGCGTTGACGTCGACGTGCTTACCAATCAGTTCGAGGTTCTTCACCTTGTCAGGCCATTTAATTTTTTTGAGGATTGTCTCTATCGAATCCTCGTTCATGTTCATGATGGTCGATGACAGATCAAAGCCACTAAGCGTAGTGCGCCAGATTTTCGGCCACTCGCGGATTGGCTTAAGGCTCCCATCGTCGTTGAGGATGTCGATCACGTCCATCTGGTCGATCTCCACCAGGCGCATGAGAACGTAATCAGCACTGACGCGCATTCGTTTGTTGCGCTCCTCCATCAACTCGGCAATCCGTTTTTGAATGCGTTCATCGCGCATCATGACACTGGCTTTAACTGCCGCTGTATTTGGGGAGAATCCTGCGTTAATCGCTGCCTGAGTCTGGTTTTCAGGCGTTTTGATGTATGACTGGCAATAAGCCTCCTGCATTGCTGTGAGCGGCTTAAATTGCGTTGATTTGCGTTTATAGGTTTTAGGTTCAGCAGGCATCATAACCACCGTGGTAATAGTTACCGTTGTGGTAATAGTACCATGCAAAATAAAGCCGCCATAGTTGGCGGCAGTATTCAAAGTCCATCAAATTCATCGTAAAAACTCTCGTCAAGATACCCTTCCCATTTACCGCGAATGAAAATTACATCCTCGCCGCAAGGGTGCTGACTGTCGATAACTATATCCCTCCTGGCGCAACCATACTTATGCATGAGAAATTTAACCTCTTTCGGAAAATTTGCTGAGTTATCTCTCATATCTTCAAGGTCGTAGCGTATTTTTGGCATAACACCTTCGTGACATGTCACACTATTAATTTCGTTTCATGCCAGCCTTTGGTCACCCAGCATTGCGAGTCACCATTACACGGGCATGAATTCACAGGAACTATCTCGCCGCACTTACCGCAACGTTTTCTGCTGATCGATTTTATACGCCCGCGCACGCGTGCATCATCCTGGCGGATCAGTAACGCTATATACTCACCAAATTCGTAAGGCGCACGCCCGGGGCGACGCGTGGCACAGTTACGCTCCAGCATTTCAATTTCCTGAGCATCAAGCACAATTTCCAGCTTACGCACACCAGATGCAGCTTGTCTGGCTCTCTGAGCGGCTTTGCGCTCTGCTGCTGATTTAGCCATCAATATTTACCTTTATCGCGAACACCTTTACCGGTTTATCGCCGAAGTGCGGATGTGTGATTGTCTTGATTTCATATCCGCCATACGGAACATCAATTCTGCGGCTGGAGTCGTCGCGCTTCGGATATCCCCTTGTGATAATCAGGCGGTCATACTTACGGTTAACTAGGCGCTTATTCCAGTAGTCATTACACAGGCGATACTCTTCCGTTTTATCTCCGCGAATCATGGCATCGAAGTATTCACCTTTGACGGCAAGTTGCAGGTTAGCCACGGTTAACCTCCTGCGGCGGTTCTGGTAGCGGCATCCAGAACAAGGCGTTCCCTACCCTGAAGCATGGCAGCGCGGCAGGCGTTAAGCGCGTTTTGCACGCGTTTAGCGTTCTGTACTTCGTATTTAGGTGCGGCTGCCAATGCCCATAGCCAACCAATTTCATAGCTATCAGCTTTTGATAGAGCACATTCCATTTCCAGTGTTATTTTCTTAGGTACGAGTTGCCAATCATCTGGCACTACCGGTGCTGGCAGCTCGCGATACAGCGAGATTACACGACGCGGGTCCGCATATTTATCTGGCGGACACTGAAATATCTCACCGAAACCATACTTCCTGACATCGCGCAGTTCCTCTTCATCAGTCCATGCCACCGGTTCTGCTTCCAGCGATGCCAGAGCAATCCGTGCCAGCTCTTCCGCTTCTTCTGCTGGCAGTACAACGTTGCTACCAGGTCCGTATGTTTCGCGCCACTGCTTGATTGTCAGCAGTCGCTCTTTGGTAATAGTGATCATGCCGCGTTTCCTTCTTTCTTATTAACAATTACACCGTCATATATTTCATTAAGGTGCCCTCTCAACTCCATGCGCCTTAATGCAGATAACATGTAATCGCATTCAACCTGCTTATTTCCAGTAAATGGCTTATCGTCAGGATTACCCCAACAGCAATTACCCTTGGGCCACCCATGTACTTTCCGTACTCTTCCGTTAACAACGTGAAGTAATCCCCAGCCAGGTGGTAAATCCTCAATTGAAATAATTCCCGGCTCACTAATAAAGAATCGCCAGTCGCCCATGCCAAGTGAGGGATTTTTACGGAAACGCTTTTTTCTATCTGCCAACAAGTCAGCACGAGAACACTTCGCCTCTATCAGGCATGATGCTGAATTTCTGAACCCCATAGCATCTGGCTGTTCTCCGGTACTGGTTACAGCTATAAAGCGGTCATGAAAACAAACCTTGAACCCGTTGCGCTTAAGGAACTTGTACGCAATTTGACAGAGTTCGCGGTGTGTTAACGCCATATCACTCTCCTTTAGTGCGCAAATGGTTTTTCCAGCGGTTTTGCGCCGCGCTGGGCTTTTTGCAAAAACCACAATCCATCATCCCGTAATATTTCATCAACCCCATCCGTCGGTTGCTGAGTCTCACCCACTGCCAGACGCCAGGAGCGTTTCTACGAACTAACAGAATCTTTGCTTTACGGTTTTTCATCTTACTGCGTACCCTTTCTTCCGCCTGTTCTGTGACGCAGTAGGCTTACGCTTTGCGGCAAAAGCCACCTGACCAAATGGATGGAGTACCGCTATCTTATGGTTGCTAATAACCAGCTCCACCACACGCACAGGCCGCTGTAAAAAAAGTCGTTTTGCCTTACGGTTTTTCATCGCTTTGCTCTCCTGCGTCTCTTTGCTGCTCGTCGTGCCGCTGCAATACCGGTATGGCGGCGCTTTGGTGCCGGGATGATGTTGTCAGCCATCAGGACATGTGGCTTTGCAATTAGCGCAGAAGCCCAAAAACGAGTCGGGTACGGTAACAAGCTGATACATACCACACGCACTACTCACCTCCGTTGATACGGATGCCAGTAGCGCGGATTGCATCGATGACTTCAGAAACTTTGTATGCCATTACCGTTTGGTAATCATCGTGAAAATCTGTTCGATGAAGCATGCTGCTACGTTCTGGGAGCGATATTTCCCGTGCTTCCAGTTCTGCTATGCGCTTCTCTGCGGATTCCAGCGCCGCAACCAATTCGTCTACAGTTCCGGCAGCTTGCAGTGCGTAATCGGTAATAGCCATCTCATGATCAATTTCAGTACCGTTCTCATTCGTTGAGGTGATAGCAAAATAATCAGAGTCGATTTCGTTATCAGCTAAGTGGCGTAGCGTATCGGCAACAAGCCGGCCGTTTTCGATTAGCAGCTTCCCAACCGTAAGAGCAATTTCCTCGTTCTCCTGGTCGCGGGATTTGATGTACTGCTGGTTTCTTTCCCGTTCATCCAGTAGTGCCAGCACGGTTTCTGGTCCGGCCAGAAATTTGAAGGCGTTGAGCGCATCAATATCCACACCGTAATCTTTAAGTTCTTGTTCACTTAACAAATCATCATCAGCTGGCAACATTAACAGGCGTTCCATTGCCGGAATTGCACGCTCTGCCGCCTCACGCAGTGCCTGATAGTCAATCTTGCTCACTGTTTGCCTCCTTTGCTCGCTGATTCCACTCTGCTCTAACCTCTGAATAAAAAATCGCGCAGTCATTTCCAGGCGCTGCATATTTGCTACCAGATTGAGCGCGACACGTACCGCATCGAACGAAATAGAATCGACCGCCAGAGCCATATTCAGGGTGATCTGCTTAGCTGGCAACGTGCGCTGCACCGCCACAGAATGGACATGGTAGTAGGTTGCTCATGAATGCACTCCCTTGTGAAGCTGTTCCGCACAATGCAGCAGGGCGTCAGTCGCCTCTTTCACCGTAACGCAGTCGCCATCGTCCAGCCCGGACACCGACGCGTGCTTAACGAACGCCGCGCAAAGGTCATCAAACGCCTTAGCCCGGACTTCAGCCAGGAAAGCATCGGTGGCTGGGGTTTCGATATTAGGCAGAAGCGCATAATCGCAAATCGTATCGATCGCAGGATCGCAACAGTCATCCTCGTTGCGTGGTCGTTCGCCAACCTTCGTTGACGATTGCATGATGATTCCCCAGCAAATACTATCGACCTCTTCGCTCCATCCATCGCAAGCATCACCGCGATAGTCGTCAATTGCAGCCTCAGCCGATTCGATAGCTTCCTCAGCAGTTTTGTGCCATTCGAAATTATGCTCAGAGCCATATGAGAAATATGAATGTCCCGCCTTCATCACCGCATTCTCCGCTGCCAGCGCATTAGCACGCACCAGTTGCACTTCCAGTTGCGTTGCCAAATCGCTGATCAGCTTTGCCACACTGCGCATATCAACGGCACCACATTCTGCTTTCAGTTCCGAAGCCATCTCATGCCCGGCGGAAACTAACCCTTTGATATTACTTTCCATCTTTACCTTCGCTTATCCACATAACTTATTGATTACATTGATAACTAAAAAGATCGTCGATTCAGAACTCTTCGATGTTCCAGCCACCACCTGCTTTCTTTGGCTTAACCGTTACCCCGATGATTCGGAACGGATACTGATCTGCGGCGACTTTGGTTTTCACCCTGGCGTCGTCGGTCCAGAAACCTTTCACTTCGTGCAGTTCCATCTCGCCGGTGGCGAGCATCACAGCAAAATCGGGCGTATAGAACGTGTTGTCAGCTAACCGCAACTTGATACCCTCGAATCGATACCAGGCGATTTCCCCTGCACGTTTACGCTGCTCAAGGTGCTGGCAATACGCAGATTCTGTTTTGTTCATCTGGCCTGTTTTGAGTCGACCAAGAGCCTGTATCTGTTTTCTCATGATTTACCTCTAAGGTAATTAAAAACCACATAAGACACGAAATCAATAGAGTTTAGAATGTTTTGTTACCTGATAGGTAATTATTGAGACGTAAAAAAATGCGCTATCGCGCTGGTATTACTTGATAAATCCTGCCGCCTTTCCCCGCCTGTATTCCTCCATCAGCCACTGCGCCGGTGTTATTCCCCCCAGGGTGGCGGCGTTAGGCATACACCCGAAACTTCGCCCTGGTGGATGGTAAACGTCTCTCCCTGTGTCCGGAGGCGTACTCATGGGCTCTGGCTTTGCCTGTATGCTGATCACCGGATCGGGTATCTGCTGTCCGGAAGCCACCTTTTTCGCCCAATCATCGAGCAGCCTGCGCGCGTGTTTCTCAACCTCAATCTCGCTAAGCTGGCGCTGATACATTGCACGGCGGGTATCACATACGACCCAGTACATAACCGGATGTCGCCACGGGAATCTTTCGGGACCACCAGGATATAAACTTTTTTCCTTGCTGTACCGGTGAAACTCCGCCATCACATCGTCAATGGTGACGCCAAGAACCATCTTGCTGTCTTTGCACCACTTGATGAATTGCCCAGGCGACGGCCAGAACGGAGATTCACTGGCGCGGGCGTGGCGCATACCAGCGTTAACCTGTTCCATTGTTGTGATCCCATTCTCCAGAAAGGCAAGCATCCATTGCTTACGGAATTCATTAAGTTTGTTCTGCTCCCTTATGGTCGAAACGCTTGCAGGAAATGCAGCCTGTAACTGGACAAATAGTTCATTGAAAATTCTAGCAACCTGCTCCTTTTTGCCATTGCTGTCACGCCGCTCTTCATGCACAGCAACACCATGCTCACGTAAGCGATCGTACTCATTGAGAAGTTCTGGAGTTGATTTCATCCCACACCCCTTCTATCCAGTCAGTGTTATTCCAGTCAAGCTCATCGCTTTTCCCGGCGTTTTTTGATTTTCCCCTGATATGATTTACGTGCCTGGCGAATTTTTGTTCCCACTGAACCTGCGTGAACACTTTGCCCTCAGCCATCCAGTAATCCCGGAATGCAGCAAGTTCAGCAGGTGTAAATTCCGGTTCCGGCAGGGCCGTTCCCCACAGCGCAGCACGCCGTCGAAAATCCGGCGACGGATGCCAGCCATCGGTCATCGGAAATTTCCCGATGGGTTCACTCAGGCCATCCAGAAATTCAGGTTCAGCCACCTGCAACGGCATACCGTTCGCTTCACTGGTCGGAGCACCATCGCGCACGTGCGCTATGTGTGGGGTTTTATATATATCTTCCTCTTCCTCTTCCTCTGGTAACTCCTTTTGTAACGCTGTTGGCGTTACTTTTTGCGTTACTCGTTTTCGATGCTCTGCCACTCTTCTATTCGTAAGTGCACGTTTTTTCGATGATTCTCCATTATGTCGCTCAAAGTTTGGAAGGATTAGTTTGCCGTCATGATAAGCAAGCCATCCGACGCTAATGAGGGCGTCAGCAAATCCTGTAATAAAAGCGAGTCTATCAAGTACTCCTTTTGTAACGCTGCCAGCGTTACCGTCTATTGTTTGCTGGTCAGCCCATGCCCATATACGAACCAGCTTTCCAAGAACAGCATCTGGATCAATACCCAGAATTTCTGCTATCTGAAAAATTTCAGGTTTATCAGGAGTGATAACTTCAACCTTAATCCAGCTGCTTGCCATAGGTTTCCCCTCTTGCACTCTTTAGTGCACAAGCAAATTCATTACGATGGCGGTTGGCGCTATTCATTGCACATTCAACACATGTTCCGTTCAGAACATACCTTTCAGAGAGATGGCCGTGACGGCACCGCTTTCCTGTGAAATAGCGATTTAACCCGGCTTTTGCGGCCTCCATTCTGGTTACTATCTTCAATTTTTCCGCCCCTTTTTGTTATTGATATTGGCTATTTTGCACAATTGGAAAATTTGATCAACCAGATTTGGTTTTTTATTACCTTTGAGGTGCGAATAGATATGAAAAGACCGCCAGGTGGCGGTCTACAGAGGGTTGTGGCTGAATATCATGAGTAGAAGAAGTATGCCAGTTCTGCTTTTGAGCGCAGCCATTGTCTTGTTTTACAGGCTTTAAAAAGCCCATTCATCAATACCTTACCTGGCATTTTGCGCTTACCTGTTAAGTGAGTCTGGATATAGTGACTCGTCGTTCCGGCTTCCTGTGCGAAGGCTTCACGCTCATCCGGAGTAAGTGCAAGCCAGTGCTTTTTGAAATCGAAATGTCCGTTATCGCTCATAGCTATTGCCTGATATTTATTTCAGATAATAAATATTCACCCATAAGGTAACAAAAATCAAGGATAGTTACCTATGGGGTGCATTTACCTGTTGGGTAATATTGCTTTAAATTGAATCATCTACTGATTCATATATGAGGCGATTTTCCAGAAAATGAAAAGTATCCAGGACGTCCGCAGGCAAAATCTCAACGACTTGATCGACCGTGAATTCAATGGTGTTCAGACGCGGATGGCAGAAAAACTTGGAACTCAGGCAAATCTGGTAAACCGCTGGGCTCTTGGCAAGAAGGTTATCGGCGACCAGGTTGCGCGAAAAATTGAAGCTGCCGCCAATAAACCCCGTAACTGGCTTGATATCGATCGCTCGCTTTCTCAGGAAGGTTTTCAGCCTGTCGGCCCAAGCGACATTGGTCAGCTGGCAGCTCACAACCTGGAACGCTGGATGAGCGAAAGCCGCGACCTTTCAACACAGGGAAAACTTCACCGCGCATCCGGCGTAGCCCAGGTGACAATCAGCCGCCTGTTAAACAATGAGGTCAGCGTTTCCATTTCCACCCTGGAGAATGTTGCATCCGCATTCGGGCGTCACGGCTATGAATTACTGATTCACCCGCACGACCCTGCGACCATCAACTATGATCGCTCGCGCTACGCATTGTTACCCGAAACCGAGAAAGCAAAGATCGAAAGTTACATTGAATTTGTCATCAACCAGAACGAAAAAAACAAACAATAAAACCATATTTTTCAGTAAGTAAGCCGCCTTATGGCGGCTTTTTTATTGCCTATTCGATTACCTAACGGGTAATTTTTTTAACTCATATCTATTGACATCAAACCATATACGCATAATTATTACCTAAACGGTAACAGAACGAGGTAACAAGTTATGCAGTGGAAAATCATCAACGGTTGGTACTGCGTTACTGCATGCGGATTCATGAGCTGGAAGTTCCGCACCTTACAGGAAGGCATTAAGTGGGCTTTCGTCAGCAAAGAAGCTCGCGATGTGGCCAACGATAACGAGATATGGGAGGGCTGATAATGAACGTTAATCAGCAGAAAAATCTTCAAAAAATCATGCTGGCATTCGACAAGGACTACCGTCTGTCAGAACAGCTATATGACCGACAAGTTGAACTGATTGAGAGTATCCGGCTTCATCAACTGGCATCAACTTTCGACGTTGTAACAGTTAAAGGCGTTCGCCAGGAAGTACTGGAGGCCGCTAAAGACAGCCCTGAGTTCGAAGAACTAATGGATGCCTACCGGCGCGAGGCAATGGCAATTATCGCCCGCTGGGATCTGGCTGATCAGCTTGATGGGCAGAGGGACGCGGCATGAAACCGGGAATTTATTTCGACATCAGCAACGAAGACTACCACGCCGGTGACGGCGTGAGTAAGTCGCAACTGGACATGGTTGCCAAGAATCCGGCGCTTCTTAAATGGGTTCAGGCAGCACCAGAAGACGAAGAGAAAAAGTCTGCACTGGATATGGGAACCGCATTGCACTGTCTGCTTCTGGAGCCTGGAGAGTTCGACAAACGCTTCATTGTTTCACCGAAATTCGATCGTCGGACGAAACAAGGTAAAGCTGACGAAGAGGAATTTCTTCGTGATGTGGCGGATATGGGGATTACGGTACTTGATGCCGAGCAGTGGCGGAAACTGGAGCTGATGCGTGATAGCGCAATGGCTCACCCGGCGGCACGCTGGATGCTGGAAGCACCTGGTTACTGCGAAGCATCAATGTACTGGAACGATGAAGAGACGGGGGAGTTGTGCCGAATTCGTCCAGACAAATGGCTGAACGAGCACAACGTGATCGTCGACGTGAAAAAGGTTGCAGATATGGACCGTTTTGCACGCCACATCGAGGAATTCCGCTACCACGTGCAGGACGCAATGTACCGCGAAGGCGCAATGAGGGTTACTGGTCAGCCGCATGGTTTTTTCTTTCTTGCCGTGAGCGAACGCATTGATTGTGGTCGGTATCCGGTACGCGTGTTCGAGCTGGATGCGCAGGATGTCGATGCCGGGCACGCTCTGTTCCGCCGGGATCTGAATACCTATCACGAATGCCGCATCAATGATGAATGGGGCGGTGTGGAAATCATTAAACGCCCTGAGTGGGCACGCAAACAGGATATGTACATATGAGCAACGACATCGCAAACATCAACGCACCAGTAGACACAGCAATCGCTGGAACTGCTGCAACTATTTTCAGCCCAGACGGCTTGAACCAACTGATGAAATTCGCCGAGGTAATGGCGCAAAGCCGCGTAACGGTACCGGCGCACCTCGCCGGGAAACCAGCTGATTGCATGGCCGTGGCAATGCAGGCTGCGCAGTGGGGAATGAACCCGTTTGCCGTGGCTCAGAAAACCCATGTTGTGAACGGCACGCTAGGTTATGAAGCCCAATTAGTAAACGCAGTTATCTCAACGATGTCGCCAACAAAAGATCGCATCAACTACGAGTGGTTCGGGCCGTGGGAACGCGTGATCGGTAAGTTTGTTGAGAAAACATCCAAAAACGGCAATCCATATATCGCACCAGGCTGGACTCTAAAAGACGAAGAAGGCTGCGGTGTTCGCGTATGGGCAACCATGAAGGGCGAGGATCAACCTCGAGTGCTTGAGTTAATGCTGTCTCAAGCACAGGTAAGAAACTCCACACTTTGGGCCAGTGATCCGAAACAACAACTCGCATACCTTGCGACAAAACGCTGGTCTCGCCTGCACTGTCCTGACGTAATCATGGGCGTCTACACCCCAGACGAATTACAGGAAACGGCACCGCGCGTTGAGCGAGACATTACTCCGCAAACGACCACTGCTGCGGGAATGAACAGTCTGATCAACGCTAAACAAGTGAAAAAGCCTGATGAGCAAACGCGTAAATCGGATAGCCGTGATCCAGAAGAAATGCTGATGGCCTTTACCAGCGCAGCGATGAATTACAGCACTGTCTCCGAACTGGATAAGGCTTACAAATACATTGCACAAAAACTTTCAGATGATGACGAACTGCTGGCAAAAGCCACCGACGTTTACAGCGTTCGTCGGGAAGAATTAAACGAAACATCTATGTAACCACCACCGCGGCGCCACGCGCGCCGCACTGCAACCAAGAGAGGTATTTATGAAAGGTGCATTAGGTAAGAAGGAACTCCTGGCGGTGGTTCCACTGTCATGGAGCACTATCGACCGTATGGAGCGCGCAGGGGAATTTCCTAAACGCTGGTATATCACCGATAAACGCTGCGCATGGAACCGTGATGAAGTTGAGCGTTGGCTTGATGAACGTCAGGCAGCAAGCCCGGCAGAGTTCCAGGGTAAAAAACCTCCTGTTCAGCAACGTGTATATCGTCCCGTGAGCAACGCGGCATGAGTGTGCTGCTAAGGCACTGGAGCAAATGGTCAGGATGGTACTTATTCCTGGCCTCTGTTTCAGCATGGCTTTATCTGCTGGCATTAATTTTCAGAGAGGGTTGGATTAAGTGAGAAAGTTAAGCCGACTTGAAAAATATCACATGAACAAGGTTTCAATGCGCAGTCCGTCAAAGATTGTCGCCGTTACTCCTGCGGCGATAGAGATCGAAAAACGCGCGATTGAAAGAGAGAAAAAAGGGCAGTTCCGCATTGCCGCTCACCTTTGGCTTCAGTGTATGGATGTTGCTTCTGGTGATGTTGAGCGTGCAAGGATCGCGGTTCGCAGGGACCAATGTATCACAAAAGGTAACGGCCTTCGCCGTGGCGACTATAGCGGCATAGGATGTTGTGGGGTGGTTTATGAGTAAGAAATACACACTAATCTATGCAGATCCACCCTGGGTATACCGGGACAAAGCCGCAGATGGTAATCGCGGTGCCGGTTTTAAATATCCGGTTATGAGTGTGCTGGATATCTGCCGCCTTCCTGTGTGGGATTTGGCCGATGAAAACTGTCTGTTGGCCATGTGGTGGGTGCCAACACAACCACTCGAAGCACTAAAAGTTGTTGAGGCCTGGGGATTCCGTCTGATGACCATGAAGGGATTCACGTGGATAAAATGTGGTAGTCGACAACCAGATAAACTGGTTATGGGTATGGGTCACATGACTCGCGCCAATAGTGAAGATTGCCTGTTTGCAGTAAAGGGAAAACTACCTACGCGCATTAATGCAGGGATCGTTCAGTCATTTACCGCACCGCGGCTTGAGCATTCAAGAAAACCAGATATCGTTCGTGAAAAACTTGTGCAATTGTTAGGCGATGTTTCTCGCATTGAACTGTTCGCCCGCCAGTCGTCTCATGGTTTCGATGTTTGGGGTAATCAGTGCGAAGACCCGGCAGTGCAACTACACCCTGGATACGCGTTGGATATTGCCAGATTAACAAATGCATTCAGCAATGCTCCGCTGTCACCAACAGACAACCAGGGGCGGGAGCGTGCAGCATGAACCTATATCAACGCATCAATGGCGCTGACTGGTGCAATATCTTCGTCGTCGGCGATCTGCATGGGTGCTACACGCTGCTGATGAACGAACTCGACAAAGTTTCATTCGACCCGGCGCGCGATTTGCTTATTTCCGTTGGTGACCTTGTTGACCGCGGCGCTGAAAACGTCGAATGCCTGGATTTGATTACTATGCCGTGGTTCCGAGCTGTTCGTGGCAACCATGAGCAGATGATGCTGGATGCACTGGTCAACGGCGGAAGTTTCGGACATTGGATGTCAAACGGCGGTGGATGGTGGCACCAACTTGATTCTGAGCAGGATGTGCAACTCAAATACCTTCTGCCAAAGGTTACCAACCTCCCGATGATTATCGAACTGGTTACCGGCAATAAGAAGGTCGTCATCTGCCACGCAGACTACCCGCACAACGAATACGCATTCGATAAGCCAGTACCGGAAGAAATGGTGATATGGAATCGTGAGCGGGTTAGCGACGCGCAGGACGGTATTGTCTCGGAGATAACCGGTGCCGATTTGTTCATCTTCGGTCATACGCCAGCACATCACCCACTAGTGTATGCAAACCAGATGTACATCGACACCGGCGCAGTGTTCTGCGGAAATCTGACGCTTACCAAAGTCCAGGAAGGATAGAATTATTTATTACTGTCTTCCATCCACTTCTCAAACTTCGACGGGGAGAACGGAATCAGATCCGTATGCTCCCCGTTAATCCAGGAATCAATCATATCGGCCCACTGCTGCAACATGTAGGCGCGCTGTCTGGCGTATTCCGCTTTGTTATATACGGCGCGCACACCTTTCTGCTCATGTGCCAGAGCCTTTTCAATCCAGTCTGAAGGATAACCAGCCTCATGCAACAACGTACTGGCTGTACGGCGCATATCATGTACAGTGAAGTCCTGAATATACTCACCATCTTCATTTATTATTTTCACCGTTCTGTCGATCAGAGAGTTCAGTGCGGCATTAGATAATGGCTTCCGGAAATTGTAACGACCAGGAACCAGATATTCACTTCCACCAGCACACATCTGCAACCCGACCAATATATCCTGTGCCTGTTTAGGCAGGTAAATAACGTGTGCCCGGCTTCCCTTCATGCGGTCTGAAGGAATTGTCCATGTCCATTTTTTAAAATCTATTTCATCCCACGTTGCATTGGTGAATTCGCCTTTACGAACCATAGTGATAAGCACCAGCTTTAAAGCCATTTTCATAGTGCCCATAGCACCAATGGCATCCAACGTGCGGAAGAACAGGCCAATTTCTTCTGGTGTCAGTGTTCGCTCTCGTGGTTTAAATATGGCGATAGACGAAGGCTTAATGTCAGCCGCAGGATTAAACAAACCATGACCACGGTCATTGGCGTGACGGTATACGCTGCTGATGATCTCCCTGGCCTGCACTGCTGTTGCCCGGCCACCGCGTTCGACAATCCGGTCACACAAATCACGAACCATCGATGTGGTAATTTCAGCCATCATTTTGTTGCCAAGAACCGGAAGTATGTCACGGTCGATCACTGCCTGCTTCATTGCGCGGGTACTTTCAGCCAGGATGACGTGTTTCATATAACTGTCGGTATGTACCGCAAACGTTTCGGCACCACGAATCTTTTTGATACCGTCACGTTTAGCCGCAGCCGGTGACTGGCCTGCTTTAAGCAGCTTCTTTGCAGCAATCAGTTCTTCCCGCGCTTCTGCCAGGCTGATACCGTCACGCCCATACTGCCCGATTACCAGTGTTTCGCGGCGACCGTTGATACGGTAGTCATAACGAAATGAGACCGTGCCTGACGTAAGCACAGCTACATACAGCCCGTCACGATCGGAGACCTTGTACAGTTTGTCCTGCGGCTTGAGGTTTTTTAATTTTGTATCGGTAAGCAC